TAGTATTATTAAAAGAGATTGGTGGAATGTATATGAAAGCGACAAGATTCCAACTTTAGGTTATGTTGTACAATCTTATGATACTGCGTTTAGTACAAAATCTTCTGCAGACTTCTCTGCTTGTACTACATGGGGCGTCTTTACAGCAAGAGATGAAAACAACGTTGCTTATCCGGCATGCATATTATTAGACGCATGGAAAGAAAGATTAGAATATCCAGATTTAAGAAAACGAGCTCAAGATAGCTATTATGAGTGGATGCCCGATCAAGTATTAATTGAAAAACGAGCTTCTGGTCAATCTCTTATACAAGATATGCGTAGATCAGGAGTTCCGATAGTTACTTATACTCCAGAAAGAGATAAAGTTTCTAGAACACATAGCGTATCTTCAATGTTCGAAGGTGGATTAGTGTTTACAATGGATAAAGAATGGACTAAGGATGTAATTGAAGAAAGTGCACAATTTCCATATGGAAAGCATGATGATATTCATGATACCTGTGTACAAGCTTTAATGAGGATTCGAGATGGATTTTTAGTATTACATCCAGACGATCCTGAGGATGATGACAATGAAACAAGAAAACAATTGCGCAAAGACAAACATTATTACTCTTGATTCTCATAGAGTAACTCCTAGAAAACCATTACCTAGAGAAAAAGAATTACTTCAAGATGATGAAGTAGTTAATGCTTTTCATGATGCTTGTATACAAATATCTAATAAAGTAGATATAAAAGGCTATGCTTTAGTCGCCTGGGACGAGAAGGGAGTTCCTTGTATTTCATGGTCCACTGGTCATACTAAATCTCCAATTAATGAATTAATGCTTCCTACCTTTACACAATCAGTTTTTCAAGGTATATTGAATAAAAAACTAAGTACACCGGAGGACTTAAAAGATGAGTGAGAACAATAAAGATGATTTGCCTAAAGGCCTTAGAAAAGATACTACTACAGGAGAAGGTGCTAACATCTTTAAAGAGTTAAAAGATAAATCAGAAGACGATAGTAATTCGTATTCTAAAATAAATAAATCTATTATCTCCAAATTAAAAGTAGGAGATAAAAAAGATTTACTTCCAGTGTCTGATAAAGATGTTAAAATACTTAAAGGAGACAAATAATGGCAAATCCATTTACAAGAACGAGTAAGCAACCTAGACTTGGAGTAAAGAGCTTCAGTGTCGAAGATGTTAAAGCTGCTGATAAAAGATTTTATGATAAGTTTCCAGGAGCTGTAGAAGATGCTGCTATGTTAAAGAAAGCAATGCAAAATCCTGGTGACGAAGTTGTAAAAATAGATGATGAAAGAAAAGCTCAACATGCAAGCATGATAAAAGCTATGAAAATAGAAGTGGAGATAAAATAATGTCTTTAAAAAAAGATATATTTGAAGGACCTAAGAGACATCAAAAAATTGTTATTGATAGAATAAAAAAAATTTTTAGCAAAGAAAAAGCAGAAGTATCCACTGATAAAGAAGCTGGATCTAATACATATGCTAAAGATAATCAAGCTGCAATTAAAAAGTTGAAAGGATAGATATGAGAATGACCGCAGGCGCAGGATCAGGAGTAGGCAGAATGCAAAACTCTAAGATGACTGGCAAGATGATGAAGAAAAAAAAGAAAAAGAAAAAAGGTAAATTTCCAGATATGTCTGGAGATGGTAAAGTTACTAAAAAAGATATTTTAATTGCACGTGGTGTAATTAAAAAGAAGGGTAAAAAAAGAAGATGAAAAAGAAAAAAAACACTAGACGTATGAATAGACTTGAAGAACTTGGTCGAGTTGATGCAGAAAAAGCTTACACTAAAAAAGGTAAGAAAAATTTATCTGCTGAGAAAAAAAGAATTGTACGTGAGTTAAACAAAAAAGCTAAAAGGAAAAGAAAAAAATAATGGCAAAAAAAACTAGAGAACAAGTTACTAAAGAAATTTTAGATGTTGACTTTGAAAATATTGGAACAGCTAGAGAGTTTGATGACGATGGCTATGAAGAAGGTAAATCTAAAGAAAGAGAAATGACTGCTAATGCAGCTTCTGGTAATAAAAAAAGTTTAAACATTGTTAAGCAATCAGGAAATAAAGCTGGCAAGTTTAAATCTGTTACTGATCTTTTGAAAAAACCAGCTAAAGTTATTCAAATAGACGGTAGTAAAAAAACTGTTAAATAGTGGCCAAACAAAAGTTTGTACATTTTGTTCCAAGACCAAAGCCAAAGAAAAGGCCTGGTAAACATAAGAAGTCACAAAATAAAAATGAAAAAAGACAAAAGAAACAAATGCGATACAAAGGTCAAGGAAGATGAATTTTAAATGGGATTTAAAAAAAATAAAAGACGAACAAAGAAAAAAAGATTCAGCTAGAGCTCAGCTACGAGAAAGAAGCAAGCAATCTATTGCAAGACCTAAAGCTTCTAAAAATATTTTATCAAACGATCCAAGGTTACAAAAAATATGATTCAGGAATTTGTTTGCCCGAATGGTAGATTGTCAGTTAATGGAGTATGTCCTATATTCGAAGGTGGAGATGGACAAGTAAAAGATTTTAATAAACCTAAAAAGTTTGATCAAAAATATAATGAAATAGAAGATATAAAAAAACAACGAGAAAAAAGTAATTTCTTTAAATTTGATTTTGAAGGACCTACAGAAAACGCTTTTGAAAAAGCTGATAATATAATTTCTAAAAATATAGCAGCTTACAATGATTTTGTAGAATCAAATTTAGGTATACCGTCAAGTGTTCAAAATGCAGCTAGAATTGGTTCAGCTGCCTACGGTGCTTTTACAGGAGGAGGTTTAGTATCAGTAGTTGCACCTTTTGCAATACCATTTATTGCAGGTGCTGCTTTAAATAATCAAGCTCAGAAAAAACAAGAAGCTGCAATTAACAGAGAAAGTGTAAGAGATTTACAAGGAAGAATTGATAAAGGTCAATTTGGATCAAATACTCCTACACCTCAAGATATAGCAAAAACTGATTATGGTGGTAGCACTCAATCTAGAGGTAGTATAGGAAGCAGAGGATCTGGTATGTCAGGTTATGGTGGTGGAGCTGATATGGGTGGTGGTTCACCAGGATCAAGCGGACCAGGTGGTTCAGATAGTATGGGAAGTTTTTAATTATGGCAAGGACAAGAATAAGACCTAGAAAAAGAACAGGAGATATTCCTAGAAGAAAAAAATATTATCGACCTACTAAAAAAGGTGCGGGTATGACTAGAGCAGGAATTAAAGCTTATAGACGAGCTAATCCTGGTTCTAAATTATCTATGGCTGTAACAGGTAAAGTTAAACCTGGTAGTAAAGCAGCTAAGAGAAGAAAATCATATTGTGCAAGATCATTAGGACAATTAAAAAGAAGCTCTGCTAAAACTAGAAATGATCCTAATTCTAGAATAAGACAAGCTAGAAGAAGATGGAAATGTTAGATAGATTTATTTATAATTGTTTTGCTAAACTAGATGATGCAATTTCTTTTGTAGAAACTTATGCTATTAAATTTACAGAATGGTGTTGGAAATCAAGAGTTAAGATTTTAAGAAAAAAAAGAAAAAAATAAATGTCTAAACCTTTAAACATATCAGAGGAAGCTGCTGTGCAAATGCCGATGAAGACGGTTGCGTCTTTAATTGGCATGGTCGCAATTGGAACATGGGCATATTTTGGTTTAATTGAAACTCAAAATCAACATCATACTAGATTACAATTGATGGAAGCTGATCTTGAAAAAAATACAGAGTTTAGAATTAAATGGCCAAGAGGATTAATGGGATCACTTCCAGCTGATTCTGAACAGTTTATGTTAATTGAAGATTTATATAAACAAGTTGAAAAGTTATCATCTACTCAAGAACAAAATATGAGTAATAAAGTTAATATAGAATTTATAACTAAACAACTTGAAAAAGCATTAAAAGATATTGAAAAATTAAAAGATAAACAAAGAGAGTTTGCAAATGGAAACGGTTATTAAAAGTGTTGTTGCTCTTTGTATGTTTATAGCAGGTGAATTAAAAGAACATAGAATCCAAGATTCAATGAGCGATTGTTTAAAAGGTAAAAGACTTGCAGAACGTGATAAAAATAGTAATATTCAATATATGTGTGGTAAAGTGGAAGCTGAATTGGAAACAAACATAGACGGTTCTAAAGCAATTAAAAAAATTATTACTTCTAAATAAACACTTTTAAAATTGACATTTTTGTTTTATATCTTACTTAGGAAAGTATGGTATGAACCAGGAGGTATTATGAAACTATGAAAAAGGGACTTTATGCAAATATTAACGCCAGAAAAAAAGCTGGTAAAAGTAGATCAAAATCTAAATCAACAATTTCTAAAAAAGCTTATAAGAATATGAGAAAAGGTTTTCCTAAGTGATATCAAGACCTTCTTTTAAAAACACTA